TCAGGGGTAGAGTCCCGGATTGTGATTCCGGTTGTCGTGGGTTCGAATCCCATCGCCCACCCCAAGATTTTCATCCGAAGAATCAGCACCTTGCGACGTTTCCACGGCTGATTCTCGCGTCGCTTTCACTCCCGACTGTGCCCGTGGTTGTGCCTTCGGAATCACGAGGGCGTTCGCGTGCTCGAGCAGATGTTGCGCGGCCAGGTGCGTGTAGCGGTCGACCATACGCCGGTCGCTCCAGCCGCCCATCGCCTGCAGGATCTGCGCCGGCGTGCCGCTGGCCGCGTGCCAGGTCGCCCAGATGTGCCGGAAGTCGTGCCAGCGCAGCGTCGGGAATCCGGCGCGCTTTCTCGCCTTCACCCATGCCGTGTTCGTGAGCTTGCCGGCGATCGGCCGGTGTTCGAACAGGCCGTTCTTCTTCGGCTGCGGATAGGTGAACACGAACTCGGGGTGTGCCCCCATCTGTGCCTGCAGGATCGCGATCGCTTCGTCGCCCAGCGGAATCGGGATCTCGTCGCCGGCCTTCGCCTCGTCGGCCCAGACGATCGCCACGCGACGCGCGAGGTTGACGTTCTCCCACCGCAGCAGGCGCACATTCGACTGACGCTGTCCGGTCGCCAGTGCGAAGCGCGCCATCGGCAACAGGTGCGGCGGGAGCTCGGCGAGGATCCTCGCAACGTCGCCGGCCGAGAGCATCGGCAGGCGACGCTTCGGCCCGGGCGGGAACATCGGCACGTGCGGCACGGCCTCGAGCCATTCGCGCTTGTGCGCGTGGTGCAGGATGGCCGAGAGGATCGCGAGGTACTTGTTGACGCTGGACGGCGCGATCGGCCGATAGAGCTGCTCGCCCTTCGCATTCTTGCCGGCGCGCACCTGGCGCTCGAGCAGCCGATCGCGCAGGCGCGTCATGAAGGCGGTCGTGATTTCCTCGATCCCGCATTCGGGGATCATCGGCAGCATCTGCGCCAGGCGCAGCCGGTCGTCGTCGAACGACTTCTTGCGGCTGGCGTGCGTCGTCACCCAATCGGCAGCGGCCGACGAGAATGCAACTCTCGGACGTTCGCCGAGCTGGTGCTCGCGCCAGAGCTGCGCCGCGCGGGTGTCGTGGTATTCCTGTGCGGCTTGCCGGTCGGTTGTGCGAGCAGACTCTCTAACCGGCTTCTGTCCAGCGACGGATAGCTTGACCCACCAGACACGGCCGCGTTTGTAGAGCATCGTGCTTCCTTCGTCGCCGGCTGTTCGGCGATCCACGCTATCAGTTCGGTGCGCAGGAACAGCCAGCGACGGCCGACCTTGTGCGCGGGGATCATACGCCGCCGAGCCCAATCCTCGACCGTGTGCTCGTGCTGATGCAGCAGAGCAGCCGCGCCGGCCAGATTGAGCGTGTCGGGCAGCATCAGCCGCGCGCCTCCGCGTACTTCCTGACCGCTTCGTCGATGGCGTCGTTCAACTCCACGTCCCCGAACATATCGGGTGTGCGGTCGTCCTTCGGCGGCGGGATCGGCTGCCCTGCCGGCACGAACGCCGTGCACATCGGCTCGCCATCGGGCCCGTAAACCCACTCGTCTACGTCGCCGCGATAAGAACGCGCGATGATGTCGCACAGCTCGTCGTCGTCGCATTCCTCGATCGGCTCGCCTTCGCGCATCGAACGATCGCGCGCGCACTGACGGCACCAGGACTCGAAGAAGCATTCGCCTTCGCTGCCGTTGCTCGGCCGGTATTTCTCCATCACCGCGCCTCCGCGTCCTTCGCCACCGGCCGGCGCATCCCACGAATCGCCGCCTTAGCCTCGGCGCGCACGTTCTCGTAGGCGTACTCGATCGCCTCGTCAGTGCCCAATCCGTAGTCGCGCCATGCGTTCCGGCGCAGCTTCTCCGGACTGTCGTAGGTGGCAATCCGCTTGAGTGCGTCGTACAGCTTCGCTAGCTTCTGCGTGTCGCTCACGATTCCTCCGCGTCCTTCGCCTGCTGATGGCATTCGTACTCGTGGCTGCATGTGGCGCAATCGTCGCGGCCCTCGCAGGCGGCAAAGTCCGCGCATACGTCCGGCACAGGAGCATCGAGCGGATACCAGTCGCGCGGATCGCACATGCAGCCGTTCGGGAGATTGCCTTTCGTCTGGTCGCTCATGCTTGTTCCTTCGCCTGCTCGCTGCGCTCCTGCTCGATCTGCGCGTCGTGGTGGGCGATCCGCTTCGTCTTGAACTCATGTTCGTCGAGATTCGGCAGGTACTTTCTCGCCGCGATGAACTCGCAATTGAGGATGAAGCCGTATCGCTTCGCATCGGCGGCGAGCAGGTCGATCGCGTCGCCGGGATCGGCCACGTCTGACACGCCCGCGCGGTCCAGCGCGTGCAATACGGAGTCGATGAGCGTGTCGCGCTCTGCCCGTGCCTCGTCGCGCTCGCGGGTGAGGCGGTCGATTTCGGCGTTCGCGGCGACATGCTCTGCCTTCCAGTAGTTCGCGCTGTTGAGCAGCTTCGCCTCGCGCTCGTCGCGGTCGGCGAGCAGGGCGGCAATAGCGGCGGGGTTGCAGGCGGCGATGAAAGCGGCGTCTAGGCTGTCGTGGGAAAGCTCGACGCCGTTCGGCGGAACTGCCTCCCACGCGTTTATACGTGCCACACATTGCTCGCCGGCATTGGCTGGCATCACGGTCCACGGACCCGGCGTCGGCCCGGCAGATAATGCGCGACGAATCGTGGCAATGATTTCATCAATTGGCATGGCCGGCCCTTTTCTCGTTTGATGCGGCGGCTCCCGCCCTACGGGCGCACCCCGTTGAGCACGTTAAGAGCCTTGAGCGACGCACGGCCGCTGCTATCTTCCACGCTCGCGTTCTGAATTCGTTCTCGCATACAGGACAGATTGCTACTCGGGCGAGGTGCGCGAACTTCTCTCTAGTTGATAACGCGCCACGCAGTCCGTTCTGCGTGGCCTTTTCTGTGCCGTGCAGTTGTCTATCTTTGGCGTTCTCGGATCGAGTGCCCCACGCTAGATTTGTCGGCTTGTTGTTCAATGGATTGCCGTCGATGTGTCGAACTTCTTTGCCATCCGGCCGCTCTCCGTGGAATGCCTCGCAAACGAGCTGATGGACCGGCCTTTTCTGCCGCTTTCCTGCACTTGTAATGCGGACCCGCAAATACCCCTTGTCTGCAAATGCACTGATCCTCCGCGATCCAATGCCGCGCCAATTCGAAGCGACAGACCAGATATAACCTTCGGAGTCCGCTTCATACCCTGCGCAACTCGGAATTGGTTTGCGCGTCGGCCCTGCTGCCAGCGCCTCGCGAATCTCTCGTTCGGCTTCGGTCATTTCGGCTGCTCCTTCGCCGCGAGTGCGGCACGAAGCACGATCAGCACTTCATCGCGTGCGCCCTCGCGGCTGAGAAGAAGCAGCCCACAGTGGGCCTGCCATGCGTCAGTTGCCGCCTCGATCTGCGCCTCGGTCGGCTCGCGCTGCGGTTGCGGCACGGCAGCACTCAGCGCGTCGACAGCGGCCGAGAGCACATCCGGTGTCAGTGGGTCGCCCCACATCACGCCTTCGGGCAGCGCATCGCACAGTTGTTGTAGAGAGCGCCGAACGGGCTGCGGTTGCGGCGCGGGGTGCGTGTAGAGCGGAATGCTTCGTTCTTCCGGATTGCTCACTGCAACCGAGAACGCCTGCGCGAACGTCTCGCTCTCAGCGAAACGCTCAAGGTCGCTCGGCATCATGTGGGCAACAGGTTCCTGATCCGCCCTCTCTTCCAGCATCGTGACGACGGCACGCAGGTCGGCGATCTCCCCGCGCAATCCATCAGCGATAGACGATGTTTCATATCCGTCTGCGATCTTCTTGATCCGCTCGGCAAGTGCTTTGTAGTCGATCATGCGAAATGCTTCCCGTGAAGTCGTTCCAGCGTTTCGACCTGGCGCTCGGTGAGCTGCGTCACTTCGCCGGCTTCGAGCTTGGCAACGAGCGTCTCGACGAATCCCTGCTCCCAATCGGAGAGGTCGCGTGTGCCGAGCATTCCTTCGAGTCGGCGAATCATCGTTGTTGTGCTGGTCATTACGCTCACCGTGCCGCCTCCTGCGCCTGCACGCCAACGGGCATCGGCGCCCAGTGCGACACGTCGAATACCGGGTAGCCGGTCACGTCCATCCAGCGGCGCCCCTCGTGCCAGCCGGTCGTGACTTCGCCGTCGCTGAGTTGGAGCAATACGCTCGTGTCGTCGTCGGGCAGGCGCTCGGTGACGGGGGTCCAGGTGATGGTCTCTTGCATCGTTGTCCTCGTTATAGGGTCGCCCCGGCAGGCTGATTCCTGCGGTCCCCAGATGCACGGCGAACAGCGGACGCCGTGTGTTGCCATCGCCGAGCCCGACTCGGCACGCGGGGCGGAAATGGTTCACCAGGGGATGTCGTCGTCGAAGCTCGGCGCGGGCTTCGGTTTGGCCGGCGCCTGTCTCGGCTGCTCGTTGCGCTCGCCATCATCCTTGCTGCCGAGCAACTGCAGCCGGTCGACATTGATCTCGGTCGTGTACCGCTTCTGGCCGTCCTTGTCCGTCCATTCGCGCGTGCTCATGCGGCCGGCGATGTAGCACTGCTTGCCTTTCGCCAGGTACTTGCCGGCGATCTCGGCCACCTTCCCGAAGGCATTGCACCTAACCCATTCGGTGCCTTCCTTCTCCTTGCCCTTCCAACCAACGGCAAGCGAGAAGTTCGTAACGGCATCGCCGCTCGGCAGGTACTTCGTTTCCGGGTCACGGCCGAGGCGGCCGATGAACTGGCATAGGTTCAGGTCGTTGCTCATGCGGTTTCCGTGTTGAATTCAAGGTTGCACAGAAAGTCGAAATACGCCTCGACCTCCTCCATGAACTTGCGCGCTTCGGCCTCGAGGAACGCGATGCGCTCTTCGTCCCGGTGCCGGCGCCTGATCCAGATGTGTTTCCCCTGCGGCATTTCCGGGTTGTAGAGAACGAAGTCATTCCACTCGCGCCCGGTTACGGCGAGCTCCCAATCGAGCTGGTCGATGTACTCGGCAGGGATTTTCCCATCGCAGATGATCGAAACCATCTTCATCGGGCGAGGCGACTTCACCTGCACCAGGCCGTCGTGATCGGCGAACGAATCGGGAGTCGCGCCGGTGCCGAAGATCGTCGGGTGCTCGACCCATGCAGCGGGATCAAGCAGGCAGCCGCGCATGACTTCGTACTCGGAAAGCGCAAGCGGCTCGTTCCTGTTGCCGCGCGCAATGTCCTCGTTCTCCGGGTTCACGTTGTCCATCGCCATCGAGGCCCACCGCTCGGCGGCGAGCTTGCGGGCGAGGCTGATCCGGGTCTGTGACGGCTCGCCCTTCTTCTTTCCGGACTTGAGGATGTCGGCGATGCTGGAAGCGCCCAGGCATCCGCGCCTGACGACGATCCACTCGGGATTGAGCGAGCCATCGGGCAGGTGCTGGCGCGTCACTTCCGGTCACCATCGGCGGCGGCGGCAGCGGCTTTCAGCGACTCATGCTCGGGCAGCAATGCGTTCCGCTGGTCCCTCGTGAGCATCGAGAAGAACGCCCGGTACTCTCCGGTGCCTTTCCCTGCGGCGCTACGGGCATCCTCAAGTAGCTTGGCAGGGACTTCCCAGCTCGGCGCCGGATCGTTGCCATCGAGGTCGTATTCGCCGATCGCTACGTTGAAGATCATCTTCAGCAGGTAGCGCATGCCGTAGGACGTGCCGGCGCCGAAGGCGTGCGTCTTGGTCATCACGTCGCCGCCTTTCGCGCCCTTGCCATCGGCAGGCATGTCGGCCTTGTACTGGCGCGTGTGCCCGCCGACGTGTGAGACGTAAGCCACGACGCGCACGTAGCCCTCTGGCGCGTCTCCGGTGCCGAAGCTGATCGAGAAGCCGTGCTGCGTGTAGACAGGGCGCAGGGCAGCGTCGATCGCCGCATAGGTGGCATACCGGCTGCGGGTCTGCGGGTTGTTCGCGTCGGTCGCCACTTGGCGCATGTCGCCTTGAGCAGCCCGCATCGCCTCGTTGAAGGCAGCCTCGGCGTTGCGCTGCATGACGCGCTCCTGCATCGCCAACAGGCGCTCCATCTTGTCGATGTCGACTTGCGGATCGGCAGCGGCGCGGGCGATGACTTGCAGCAGCGCCGCTTGTTGGTCTTGGACCGGCGCCAACTCCTGCGCCGGCAGTTTCGTGACTGCGTTCATGCTTTCTCCCTCTCAGCCATCAACCGGCCGATCGTCTTGTTGATCGCCTTCAACTCGGTCATCTTGCGAAGCGTCCAGCGCAGGCGGGTGCCGTGCCAGCCGTCCGGCCCGCGATGGCATGGCGTGCACAGCGGCAACGCGATATGCCACATGCCTTGTTCCGGCTCATGCACTTCACTTGGGCCGTGCTCGTCGCAGACGACGCACTCGAGCTCGGCCACGCGGGCGATATGCCGGCGCTCGGCCATGGTCGGCGCACGCTTGTTCGGCGATTGCATTACCGCACCCGCTCCGCAATCCACTTCGTCAGCGCGAACGGCGCTCGCCACTTCCTCAGTGCCTCGGCGCACGCTTTGCGCTCGGCTTCCTGCGCCAGTCGGCGGGCGGCAGCGTCGGCCAGCGCCTTGCGCTCCGAGAAGGTGAGAGCGGGTTTCATTCCTCTGCCTCGCAATAGGTCGTTTCGTTCCGCAACAGGTGCAGGCACCGATCAGCGTTCAGCCCGAGCGCGAGCCGGTGCGCGTTGAACGCACCATGCGGCGCTACCTGCCCTTCGGCTATCGGCGCAGTCCGCAGGCAATGCGGCCCGTACTCGCAGGAGCCGGCCCAGTCGCCGCAGCGGGTGATGTCGGTCGGCGTCATGTCAGCCACCTGCGAGCCACAGCCCGCACAGCCCGCCGATGATCCACAGCACGAGCGATAGGGCGGTGCCATTCACTAGCCCGCGAAATGCGCCGATTGGGTCGTCGTCGGCAGCGGCGAGCAGGAGTGCGTTGTCGCGGTTCATGCCGCCTCCTTCTCGCGCTCTGGCGCGATCGTGTAAGGGAATCGATAGCCGCTCAGCAGTTGCCGGAACGCGCCGAGTGTCGTCATGCGCAGCGCACCCTTGCCGAACTGGCGCCCGTCCGGGTCTTCCCACTTGCGGACGTAGAACACGCGCTCGGGGTACTTGCCCGGCTTGTGCAGCGAGACGACTTGCAGGTGCATGAAACCCATGCCGTCGGCGATCGACTCGAAGTCTTCACCGTATGGCGGCACTGGCTCGTTTCTCGTGCCGGGAATCCAAGTGCTGACTGTCGCGCCGCCGTCCCCGTAGAAATCGGTGAACGTGTCGAGGCGGAACGGGTATGGCACGCGATGAACGTCGCCGGATTTCACGCCGCCTCCTGCCCGTAGTAGTCATCGCCCGCCGCACGCGCATCGCGGTCGCGCAGCCACGTCAACTCGGCCATTTCCAAGATGTGATCGAGCGCACTACCAGCAGAACCAGGCGCACGCAGCCGTTCCATCAGGCCCCACATTTCCGGCGACTCGCCTTCCGAACCGATCATGACGACCGATACGTCGTCCCATTCGGCGGGGTCTGCGTCGTAGCAGTTGTCAATGGGGCCGGTCGTGCGGCCCGGCCGGGTCGGGGTGAACTCGCCCGAGACTCGCCACGTCTCGCCGAGGGCCTCGAAGATCACGTCTATGGGGGTAGTCATGTGCTCGGCTCCCTGCTGTTGTTGGTGACGACAGGGTTCATCCTACCGAATGCGGTAATCAAGGTCAACCGTTTTCGGTAGATCGAGGGCGAATTGATTTCCCGGACCGACGTCCGGATCAAGAAAGCGACCGGGCGGTCAGCCTAGATCGCTAGCTGGTGAGAGCGGGGGGGGGGCAGTAGCAGCACCTGCCCTCGTTTGCCGCATGGGGCAGGGCAGCCGGCACACCTGCTCGGTGGGCGCGGATGGAAGTAGTCGAGAAATCGAAGGACTTTCGGCTTAGGCTGCCCGACGGTCTCTCTGTCGGCGCTCGCCTTGGCGCCGTTCGCCGCCTTCTCGCCCCCCGGAGGCCGGAACCTCCGGGTCCGGCGCTCGATCGCGTCCCTGTTCAACCGAAACTCTCAGGGCTCGCAGGAGCGCGGCGCGATCTTGATCCTCGGGCAGGGAGCGGAAGTGTCGCAGGATCGCCCGTTCCTCAGGAGTAGCGGCGGACACGGTATCCGCGTCGGCTAGGACCGGCGGGTTCTTTGGGTCGAACCCCGGCACCATGATCTGCCACGCGGCGAAACGGAACCGTTTGGCGATGGCATCAACGATGTCGATGCCGACGCTGGTTTCCTGTTTCTTCAGTCTGGTAGATGTCGCAGGACCGAATCCGCATTCCTTTGCCAGCCGGCTGAGCTGCTCGCCGCCATAGGCGTGCTCCATGAGCGCCAGAGCACTTTCCCATAGCTGGCGTTTCGGGTCCGGTCGTCGCATCCGCATACGGTAGCGAAATTCGCCTACCGAATGTGGTTGCAAGACGTTACCGAATCCGGTAAGGTGATGGCTCATATGAGCACTTCCGTTGAAATCATCAAGCGAGTCCGGGGGATGAGTGCCGATCAATTACGGCACGCCAGCGCAGCAACCGGCATCCCCCTGCCGACCATCTCGAAGGTGCGCTATGGGGTCACGACCGACCCGCGCGCATCGCTGATCGACGCGCTGCGCGATTACTTCGAGCAGCAGGACAAGCAGGCTGCCTGAGCAATGTTTGTCACGATCCGCGGCGGGTTGATCCAAGTGGATGAGTGCGATTTGCCTCTGCTGGCCGCGCATTCGTGGCGGGTCGCCAACACCAACAAGCGAGCCGGTGATTACCGCTACGTGGTCTCTGGCCGAAATCCACTTCTTCTGTTGCACAGGATGATTGTTGGCGCCGAACGTGGCCGAGTTGTCGATCATGTAAATGGCGACCGACTGGACAACAGGCGATCGAACCTGCGCATGTGTTCTCACGCCGAGAACATGCGCAATCGAAAGCCTCACAAGAACAACACGTCCGGCTTCCCCGGTGTCAGACGGGCCGGGGCAAAGTGGCGCGCGGAAATCTATGTCGATGGCGCGGTAGTACACCTCGGTCTGTTCGATGACGCCAATAGAGCCGCAGACGTCTACCGTGCGGCCTCTCGACGTCTGCATGGCGAATTCAGCCCGTACAGGCTTGCCGCCTGACCCTATGCCCGCCCGCCCATCAACGCTCACGTCTGCGCCATCAGTCACGGGCCGGGTGTGGCGGGCATCCCTTTCCTGAGCCCTATGGCCGACCTCGTCGATTGCCGCAGCAAGATCACCGCCGAAGCCGACCTGATGCTCGAAGCGATTGCGAAATCGACCGGCAAGGACAAGTCCGAATTGGTGCGGGAGATTGTTCAAGGCTGGTTCCAGTCGCGTTGGGAAGAGCACGAAATGATTAAACGGCTCTTCCGTGGCAAGCGCGAGGGAGCCGAAAGCGCGGGCGAGGGCAAGCCGGGGAATAGCAATGCAGAGGCCTATAGGTGAATCCTATGTCGGCCTTCATGCACCCCACGCAGCGCCGACGCCTGACGCAGATATGCCGGCTCATGCGAACGGCCAACCCGCACGCCATTGCAACGCTCGTGCGGGTGTATCTCCGAGAGGTCGCCAGGTGACCCTCGCCGAACTCGAAGCCATGCTGCGCGACCTGTTCGCAATGATCGGCGTGCTGGCCGTCCTGTACGCGATCGGCAGAGCCATGCTCGGGAGGTCGCGTTGACCATCGGCCGCCCCGTCCTCTCGCCTGAGGCGATGCTCACCTATCTGCAAGAGCACACATACAGGGACGGCGACTGTCTCGTGTGGGCCGGGCCGTTTCACGCGCAGGGCGAGCCGCGAATCATGTGGAACCGCAAGCAATGGGTTGCACGCCGGCTGCTCGTCACGCTCTCCGGGCGCCCGCTACTCGATAAGGATCGCGTATTCGAGACATGCGGCAACCGCAAGTGCATGACGCTCGCGCACTTGAAGGTCGGCACGCACGCCCAGGCGCACCAGCAACGGGTCAAGGAAGGCGCGTACCTGTCAGGTGCCCGGCGTTCGCTGATCGGCGCCATGAGCCGCGCAAAGACTTCGCGCATGGGGATCGACAAGGCGCCGGAAGTCCTGCAACTGCGCGAGCAAGGATGGACTTACAAGCAGATCGGGGAGCGGTACGGCGTGACGGGTGCCGCTGTCGGGCACGCGCTTGCAGCGTGGCGCCGTGCTGGTGTTTCCGAATGGCGGGCCGTCGCATGAGCGCCGTCGCCGAACTCAGCGCCGCACTTGAGCAGCACATCCGATCCGTGCGCCTACTCGGATGGCAGCGTGGGGCGGCGCCAGATCACGCGGCCTACGAGCGATTCATGGCCGAGTTTCACCGCGACTACCCGGAAGCGACGGCGGATCAATACGTGCGCTTCAAGCACGTCGCTGCGGCTGCGGCTGGCGTGCTGATCGGATACCGAGAGCAATGAAAAGAAACGGCGGCGTTCCCGCGCCGATTACCGGGAACAAAAACGCCCGCTGGCAGGCGGGCGCTCGGGAGGTACTTCAGATGGCTAAGAGTTTATTCGGAAACGCGGCAAACATCAATCCTGCGTTCGATATTCCGCTGCGCAAGGCATACGGAACGACCGAGGTTCGTGTCACGCCGGAAATAGCACAGCACTGGATGACGTTTAACACGTCGAACCGGGAAGTGACGCAGGCCAAGCTCGAACAGTTCCATCACGAGATGGAGCGCGGCGAGTGGAAGATTCAAGGTGACACGATCCGGTTTGCCTACGGGAAGTTGCTCGATGGGCAACACCGATTGATGGCGGTCGCGTTGTCCGGCGTGACGTTACCGATGCTGATCGTTCACGGTCTGGACCCGGAAACGCAGGCCAACATGGATACGGGTCGCGGTCGAACGCCGCGCGATGTGCTGTCGATCGAGGGGTTGGATAAATGGGAGTCCAGCACGCTCGGATCGGCCGTCCATACCATCATGGCCTATGAGTCAGGGCTGGCGCTGTATAGCGCGCGCAAGTTCCTGAACCGCGAGGTACGGAACTACTACCTCGAACACCGCGCCTCGATCGAGGCAACGGTGCAGGTCTGCAAGGCCCTGCCGCGCAAACATCCGATCGTGCCGCACGCCCGGTCGATGGCGCTGCACTACATCTTCGCCAAGCTTGACCGTGACGCCGCAGATCAATTCTTCACGCGCCTGACGACTGGCGAAGGTCTGTCGAAGTCCTCGCCGATCTTCCACCTACGCCAACGGTTGCTGTCCGACTTGATCGACAAACGGTCCCGGTCGGCATTCGAGCAACTCGCCTTCATCGTCAAAACATGGAACAGCGTGCGTCGTGGCGGCTCGGTGAAATCCGAAGTTTTCATGCGAGTGCGTGAAGGCGAAGCGTTCCCGGAGATTCAGTGATGTACGAGCCGCACGAGCTGAGCCTTGCGTTTCCTGACATGGCGCCGGACCAGTACCGGCGGCTCGCTGACGACATCAAGGCGCACGGTCTGCACCATCCGATCGTGCTCTTTGATGGCGCGATTCTCGACGGCCGCCATCGTTACCGCGCCTGCGTAGAGGTCGGCGTCGAGCCGCGATTCACGACGTTCGACGGTGCCGATCCGGTCGCCTATGTGACGAGCGAGAACGCGGCGCGGCGGCATCTGACGCCTTCGCAGATCGCTCATGCGGTTGCGGCAATGAAGCCGTATGAGGAACGCAAGGCACGCGAGCGGCAGATTGCTGCTGGTACGGCGAATGTCACAGGCAAGTCGGTTTCAATTGAAAGCGACAAGGGCAGAACAGCCGAGAAACTGGCGATGAAAGCCGGGGTGGGGGTGTCGAGCATCAATCGGGCTATCAAGGTCCGCGAGCACGGAACGCCCGAGTTAAACGCGGCTGTTGCGGCAGGAGAGATTGCCTTGAACCAAGCCGAAAAGATTGTGCAATTGAACCCGTCCGCGCAACGCAAGGTTATCGAAGCTCCGAAGCAGCAACGCGGGGATGCCTTGCGCGAGGCCATGAATCGCAGCGATTCGGCGAAGCGTAGGGACGCAAAGAAGTTCGCTCCGGTCGAACAGTTGTCTACATCGTTCGTCCGCAAGTTCCTTTCCGGCATCGAGCGCGTTGCGATGATCTGCGCGGAGGACGGCGAGAAGGACGGCCCGTCGATCGCCACACGCTTTCTCGATGAGATGGATTGGGATGCCGCCGCGCTGACGATCCAACTCGAACGATGCGAGCCGGTGTTCCGGGCGCTGGCGATCATCCAGCAGCAGGCCCGCAAAGCCGCCTGATTCCCTCGTGAACTACTACCCTTTCCACCTGGGCGACTACGCGGCCCACACGGCCCACCTGGAGCCAATGGAGGATTTGGCTTACCGGCGGTTGCTTGATCTGTATTACCTGCGCGAAGGCCCGCTGCCGGCCGATCCGGCCGAAGTCGCGCGCCTGCTGCGCCTGCGTGAACACGCCGAAGAAGTCCAGACGGTCCTAAACGAGTTCTTCTTCGAGGCAGATGGCGGGTGGCGGCACGCCCGCTGCGACGACGAAATCCTGCGCATGCAGGACCGTCAAACGAAGGCTAAGGCATCTGCCGAGGCATCCGTTAACGCCCGCCGAACGAACGTTCAACGAACGCTCAACGAACGCTCAACGGATGGTGAGCTACCAACACCAACACCAACACCAACACCAAAAGAAAAGACAGCGCGTGCGCGCGTTCCACTTCGGCCGGATTCCGTAACGGAGCCGGTATGGCAGGACTTTCTGGCGATCCGCAAAGCGAAGCGTTCGCCGTTGACCGACACCGCCCTCGAAGGAATTGCACGGGAAGCCGCGAAGGCCGGCATGACGCTGGCCGAAGCCTTAACGCTTTGCTGCGAGCGGGGATGGCAGGGGTTCAACGCCGGATGGATCGCCGACCGGCCGCGAACGCAGGCAGCCCCAAGCCGCTATGGCGCCACGATCGCCGCCCTGACCGGGCGCACGAAGCAACCGGAGGTTATCGATGTCGAGCCAGCCCTTACCCGCATCGCTCGTTGACCGGCTTTTCAGCCGTTTCACTGCGATCTACGGGGCGCAAAAGGTCGGTGCCATGTGGGCCGATAGCGATCTGAATGAGGTCAAAGGCGTATGGGCGCAATCGCTGTCTCGGTACGCGCCGCAGTCGATTGGCGTGGCGATCCAACGGCTGATCGACTCGGGTAGCGGATGGCCGCCGACATTGCCCGAGTTCTGCGAGTTGTGCCGCCAGGGCGCGCATGAGCGGAAGCAAATGGACGGGCTTGCACTGCCTGCGCCGGGCGACTCATTCACCGACAACGAGACGGCCAAGCAGCGCGTCGCAGAACTGTTGTCCGGGCTATCGAAGTCCAAGCGGATGCCTGCCGAATGACCTGCGCGCACTGCACTCACAGCCAGCACTCCGAGTCTATGCACTGCCTCTGGTGCCTGCTGCACGACCGGCGCGCGGATACGGCGTGCGGGGATTACGAGCGCGAAGCCGGCGCGGACGACGACAAGGGGGATGCATGACGGAAAGCGAAGCGGTTCAGCGGATGGAGGAACTCGCGCTGCTCGGCGACGAAGAAATCGCGCACATAGAGGCCGACCGACTGCTAGTCGACTTCCTGCACGCGCATGGTTTCAAGAGCCTCGTCGGCGCGTATACGCGCTGCCGAGATGACGTCGGGTTCTGGTACGCATGAGGCTAACCGAGGAACAGTACAACGACCTCATGCGTAAACGCGCTCCGGTCGAACGTATGGCCGCGCCACGCGCCGAACAGGAAGCGGGCAAGGGGGTAGTAGCCACGCCACCGCGAAAGCCGCTCACGGGCCGATTCGTCCTGCCGTGGCCGCCGAAGGGCCTAAGCCCGAATGCCCGGCTGCATTGGGCGGCGCTGTCGAAGCTCAAGAAGCAATACCGGGAAGCCTGCCGGCTGCAAGTCTTGGCGCAAGGTGCGCAGCCGATGGAAGCGGACCGACTCGATGTGAAATTCACCTTCTTTCCGCCGTCGCGCAGAAGGATCGACATCGACAACTGCATTGCTCGGATGAAGTCTGGAATCGATGGCGTGTCTGACGCGCTCGGAGTTGACGACAGTAGGTGGTCGATGAACTTCGAGTTGTCTGACCAAATTGGCGGCTTGATTCGCATTGAAGTGAGGGCTATTAAATGAACCGGAGCACTGTCATCGTTCGCGCAGACGAGGGCCAAATCGATCGGCTAATGCCGGATGGCTCGCTACGCAGAGGAATCGGTAGTGTGAACGCGAAGGGCTACCTGATTGCGAAGATCGGCGGCCGGTTGATTCGCGTGCATCGCTACATCTACGAGCATGTACACGGCCCAGTTTCCTCCGGTGCCCAGATCGATCACGTCAACGGCGATCGATTAGACAACCGGATTGCGAATCTTCGTGCAACGAGTCATAGCCAGAACCAGCAAAACCGCGCCAGTCCGAACATCAACAATCGGGTTGGAGTTAAGGGCGTGTGCGCGTCCGCTTCCGGGAAATTCAGGGCGAACATCTGTGTAAACGGAAGGACGGTCTGCCTCGGAACATTTCCGAACGTGGATGATGCCTCGGCGGCTTACTCAAAGGGCGCTGCTCGTTTCCATACGCATAACCCGGTCTCCCGCGACCATATCGCAGGGCTTGTTCGTGTCTCTGTGGAGCCAGCATGAAATCGCTATATGCAGCAATCATCGCCCATTGGCGTCTCCGGAAGCACCTGCGGGCCGTGGCGCGGTATCACCGCAGATTGGCGCAGATGGAGAAGCGGCGATGATCGAGTGGATACCCCATAACGGCGACGAATGCCCGGTAAAGCCCGGCACGCTGGTCGAAGCGGATTACGGGGCAGTGCAGATGACGATGCTCGCCGAGTCGGTCGATTGGTCGTCGGTGCGCCGGTATCGGGTGCGGATGCCGGAAGGGTATGCAGACGCGCGGACGGTGCCTGCCGACGACGGATGGATCGACTGGGCGGGCGGCGAGTGCCCGGTTTCCCCGAATACGGTAGTGGAGATTTGCTGCCGTTTCGATGCTAGGGCGCGGGGACGTGGACCGGCGGAACGGTGGTCTTGGGGCCACAAAGGCCTCGATTCAGACATTGTTCGATACCGCATTGTTAGTTCGCCGTTCGACTTGCCAGTGAACGACCGCGCAGACGATCGGCAGGAAGCCGGCACGCATTACCGCGAAATGCCGGTGCAGCCGTGGACCGTTATGGCGTCGTGTATGCCGGACGGTTTCCCGGGTTTCCTGCGCGGCAACGTCTTGAAGTACGCGATGCGTGCCGGTGCGAAAGGCCCGGCTCTGGACGATGCCCGCAAATGCGCCCATTACGCGCAGAAGTGGGTCGAAACGCTGGAAACCCAATCCGGGCACGGACGTACCCAAGAAGGGCACGCATGACGCCCGGCCTATTCCCCTTCCTGCTCGGCTTCATCGTCGGCGCTATGGCTGCCTGCGCCGCCTGTGCATGGTGGGCGTTTAGCGCGATGGGCGACGAATGACTGCCGACGAACTACACGCCGCAGTAGACGAGATGGACACGGACAACCTACGCGAAGTCGTCTGTATCACGTTTCATGCGCCGGATCGGGTGTGCGTCGGAAGTTCACTCGAAGATCCCGAGGTCGTGATTCTGGCGATAGAGCAGGCGTTGGCAGCGGCGAAGCGGGTCCGGCGCGGGGCGCTGAATTGAGGCGCCCGATCCGCGACCACATCGCCGAGGAAGTGAAAGCGGCCACCGACCGCAGGAAAGGCATCCGCAGGCCGACCGAGCCGAGGAATCCTGAGTTGACCCGCACGCGCCGAAAGATCGAGGACATGCAAGAAGAACAGCGCCTTAAGGAGACGACCGAATGGCTGTGAAAGGCGTTTCGTACCTGCGCCGGTGGGGCTTCTCGCTGAACGAGGGCGGCACTCCCGTGAATGTCCACGCATCATGGTTGCTCCCCCAATATTGGCTATTTGTGTATGTCTACTTCTTCGGTAGGCGGGCGCATTGGATGTGGGCGAGGAAGCGATGAACGTGTCCGAGGTCCGTAGGTATGACTGATAGCGACCTGCACGCGCTGTTCTACGAATGGGGAGCATGGGCACGGTCGCGCCGGCTGTACGCGCCGAGTCCGAATCCGCAGAGCGTCATCGGCTCGCTCGTGCGCCTGCCGGGTGGTCGAGAAGGGAATGCACGCCTAGACCCGATGCTAGCCGCGTTGCACATGGCAATTCTCGGCGCAGAGGGCAGGGACGGCCAGATCGTGAGCATCGAATATCTGTGGCGCCCCTACTCGCGCCCGAAAGTGCCGGTAAAGCGCATCGCCAGCGCGCTCGGATTCTCGCGGCAGCGGTGGTATCAACTCGTGAAGGATGCGCGCCGCCGAGTATATGCAGGGGTTGACACAATTTCTGTGGCGGCCCCTTGTCAAATAACGGAAAATGTCGATTGATTGAGATACGCCTGATAGTTGCCGGCGTGTTTCCGCAGTCTCCTCCCCTCGCGCATCAAGCGCGTTACGCCGGCCTAGCGCCGGCTTTTTTTCGCCGGAATGTGCCCAAATAACAGGCACTTAGATTAAGACAATGGCTGCACCCCTCGGAAATCAGAACGCGGCAAAGGCGAAAGTCTGGACGGCTGCGGTAGAGCGGGCACTGTCCGCACGATCGGCACTGGACAGGAAAGATGCGCTCGAAGCGTGCGCCAATGCGCTGATCGACAAGGCGCTGGAAGGCGACATGACGGCGCTTAAGGAACTCGGCGACCGGTTAGAGGGTAAGCCGGCGCAGGCAGTGTCATTGAGTGGGCCGAACGGGGGCGACATTCCCGTGTCGGTTGCCGTGCGCTTCGTAAAGCCCGATGGCGGAAATTGATGCGCAGTTTCCCGACAAGCTCGCGTTCCTGTTTGAGCCTGCCCGGTACAAGGTAGCCCACGGCGGCAGGGGATCGGCGAAGTCCTGGGGCTTTGCAAGGGCACTTCTGATCCAAGCCGCGCAAAAGCCTCTCCGGGTGCTGTGTACGCGGGAAGTACAGCGGTCGATCAAGGATTCGGTGCACAAGCTGCTCTCGGACCAGATCGAGGGGCTAGGGCTTGGGAAGCTGTACGACATCCTCGCCACCGAGATTCGCTGCAAGAACGGCTCCGAATTCATCTTTGCCGGGCTGAGTACACAGACTGTCGAGTCGATCAAGTCCTTCGAGGGCATCGACGTTGTATGGATCGAGGAAGCGCAGGCAGTCTCCAAGCGGTCGTGGGATGTGCTGACGCCGACGATTCGCAAGCCAGGCTCGGAAATATGGGTGTCGTTTAACCCGGAACTGGAAACCGACGAGACGTATCGCCGGTTTGTTGCTGTGCCGCCTGCGGGATCGGTGATCGAACAACTGAACTGGCGCGACAACCCGTGGTTTCCGCCCGAGTTGGAAGCCGAGCGGCAGGACACGCTAAAGCGCGACCCGGACTCCTATGAAAACATTTGGGAGGGGGTGCCACGCCGGTCGGTGTCCGGGGCTATCTACGCGAAAGAGATTGACAAGGCGTACCTGGACGGCAGGGTGCGGCCGGTTCCCTACGATCCGAAGCTGAAAGTTCACACGGTTTGGGACTTGGGCTGGAACGACAGCATGTCGATCCTGCTAGTCCAGAAGTCCACGAGCGAGATTCGGGTAATCGACTTCATCGAGGACTCGCACCGGACGCTGGACGAATACGCCGCGATGATTAAGCAGCGGCTCTTGAACTTCGGCACGCACTACCTGCCGCACGACGGGGATGCGAAGGACTTCAAGACCGGCAAGACGGCGCGCGAGATTCTGGCAACGCAGTTAGGTGCGGTGCAGATCGTGCCGAACATCGGGGTTGAGCAGGGCATCAAAGCCGCCCGGATGCTGTTCGGGCAGGTGTACTTCGACGAGACAAAGACGCAGGCGCTTCTAGAGCACTTGAAGCGATACCGGCGAAACATTCCCGTAACCACGAACGAGCCGACGGCGCCTGTTCACGACGAACACTCGCACTCGGCAGACGCTTTTCGCTATCTCGCAGTCATTGCCGACCAGATGCGCAACGAGCAATGGGGCGAGATCAAGTACGACAACCGAGGAATCATTTAATGGCTCGCATGACTGACGACGAACTTCTGGCGCTGATCGAAGCGCGAGAGGGTGAGTCGTATGGGTATGGCGACGGCGAGCTATCGGAGAAGCGTGCCGAGGCGATTGCGCGATTCCTGGGCGAACCCTACGGGGACGAACGCGAAGGCCGCTCGCAAGTGGTCGCAACGGACTTGCGCGATACGGTGCTGTGGGCCATGCCGCAATTGCTGCGGGTGTTCCTCGGCGGCGATGAACTGGTTCGGTTCGATGCTCGCGGCCCGGAAGATGAAAAGCAGGCCAAGTTGGAGACGGAATACATCAACTGGCTGGCGTTGGAACGCAACGACGCATTCCAGCATTTCTGCGTGATCGTGCAGGACGCGCTCTTGCTCGGCACTGGATACGCGAAGGTCTGGTGGGATTCGAGCGAGGACATCCAGACCGAGGAATACCGCGGCAAGAGCGACGACGAGCTGGGTCTGCTGCTGGGCGACGCGGATGTCGAGGTCGTCGAGCACACGGCGTACCCCGACCCGAACGGCGGCGGCTTGTACATGGACCCGATGGCCGGGCCCGTGGAGATTCCGGCGCCGATGCTGCACGACGTGAAGGTCCGGCGCCGCTACGCCGAGGAAATGGCGAAGTACGCGGCGGTGCCCCCTGAGGAATTGCTCGTTCACAAGACGGTACGTACCGTCTCGCTGCAACGCGCGACATTCGTCGAACACCGTCGGATGGTGACGATCTCCGAGCTGCGGGAGATGGGTTACGACATCGCCGACGACGAGTTCGGCCCCGACGAGTGGATGGACAGCGCGGAGGAAGACGCCCGCAACCGATTCGAGGACGAGTTCGGAGAATCGGTCGACCCCGATCCGTCGATGCGCCGGGTGTTGTACCGCGAGTGCTACCTGCGGGCCGACATCGACCGTGATGGAATCGCGGAACTGCGCAAGGTCTGCGTCGCGAACAAGAAAGTTCTGGACAACGACGCGGCCGATTGCGTGCCGTTTGCGGCTTTCTCGCCGATCCTGTTCGGGCACCGGCACCACGGGCTGAGTTTCTACGACTTGCTGGCCGAGATTACGGCGATCAAGACGGCGCTGATTCGCGGGATGCTGGATAGCCAGTACCTTGCGGTTCAACCTCGGACTGCGGTCGATGTAAACCGGGTGAATCTGGACGACATGCTGGTGTCGCGGCCCGGTGGCGTGGTTCGGGTGCAGGGCGACCCTGCTAGCGCGACCATGCCGCTTGTGACGCCTGACGTTGGCAAGACGGCTCTGTCGGGCATTCAGTACGTCGACGCTTGGAAGCAAGACGCCAGCGGTATCAACCCGTACTTTCAAGGCGGGGCGATGCTCGATAGCCAGGCGCTGAACAAGACCGCTTCGGGTGTTTCGCAGCTAATCACGCAGGCACAGAGCCGGATCGAAGCGGTTGCGCGATCCCTGTCGGACGGCGTGCGAGACCTGTTCCTGCTGCTGCACCAGATCACGCTTAAGAACGCGACGAAGGCCGAGAAGGTACGGCTGTCTAACGAGTGGGTGCCGATTGACCCTCGAGAGTGGGTGCGCCGGTCGAATCTGAGCGTGCAAGTCGCTTTGGGTGCTGGCTCGAAAGAGATGCAGACGCAGCAGTTGCAACAACTCATGGCGATGCAGATGCAGTTGCTGCCGGTGGGCATGGTCAAGCCGGAAAACCTCTACAACACAGCATCCCGCTTAACGCAGGCGATGGGTTTCCGGTCGCCCGAGGAATTCTGGACCGACCCGAGCAAGCAGCCGCCGCAGCCGCCTCCGCCGAATCCGCAGATCGAAGCGGAGAAGATCAAGGCGCAGGCTCAGATGCAGATCAAGGGCGCCGAGATGCAGGCGCAGGCGGCCGACGATCAGCGCCAGTTCCAGATCGAGCAGCAGCGTTTGCAAGCCGAGATGCAGGCCGAGCAGTTCAAGGCGCAATTGCAGGCCGAAATCCAGCGATACAAAGCCGAGTTGGACGCGCAACTAGAGCGCGAAAAGTCGGAGATGCAGCGGCAGACGCAGTTGCAGATCGCGCGGATGAATGCGTACACGCAGCGGCAGTCGAACATGGGCGGCGCGAAGGTGAAGCGTGGACACTAACCAGCCCATCGTCGGGGAGATGGATTTCTCCGAGCCGATTGCCGGCGAGTTGGACGGCGAGATGGTAGACGCCGCGCAGGCAATCATGGATGGCATTACGACGCTGATTACGTTGCAGCAGCAGCAGTTGCAGTTGTTGGCTGTTCTGGCGCAGCAATTGACGAGGCCGAAGCGGATCGTCCGCGATTCGTCGGGGCGTGCTTTGGGTGTTGAAACGGTGAACGAGGGATAGACATGGCTGTTACGTACTCTACCGCGTGCAAGACGGCGCGCATGGAAGCGGTTGTCGCTCAAATCGACGCCGGGGCTGGAACCTCGACCATCGAGATTGGTACGGCCGCAATGGCATCCGTGCTCGCGGTGTTCGATCTTCCCAATCCGTGTGGCACCGTCACGAATGGCGTGCTCACCTTTGACATGGACCCGGACCTCAGCGACGCAAGCGCCAACAACGACGGCACTGCTGCCGCAGCACAGATCAAGAATGGCGACGGCACGGCTGTCATTACCGGCCTGACGGTCGGCACGAGCGGCACCGACATTGTGCTCGATTCGGTGTCGATCACCACGGGGCAAACGGTGACGCTGACGACCGGCACGATTACGCACGCCTGACCCGTGGAACAGGACGGTTCCTACCCCATCGTGCACGTCTATCGGGTGCAGTAGATGGCCGTCTATCTAGCTGACGCATCATCAAACACGGGGTATCTCACACGCCCTGCGGAGATTTCGGGTGCGCCCTATACGCGCGTTGCCTGGTTCAAGTTCGACGACGACGATAAGGGTTCGACGATGTGGAGCCTGGAGAACGAGGCGGCCACGCAGTACGACAATCCAGAGGTGAGAGAGCCCAACTTCGTGCGGCTCCTAACAAACTCGGGCAGTACCGATTCCGCGACGAGTGTCTGGTCCGATGACACGTGGCATCAGTTCGCTCTTACGCGCAGCGGCAACGATCGGGCGCTCTATCGGTTGGACAACGGCGTAGCCCTGCTGATTTCGCGCAATACGGCCGATGCGCTGACGATCGAAGTCGAGACTCTCCTGGGGTACGACGGTGAGGGGAATGCTGCGGGTCGTGCGGTGGCTGACGATAAGTGTTGGGCCGCAGCGCTCACCCCGGAGGAATTGGCGCTCGAAAGCCAGCAGCGCGCTCCGGTGCGCACCGCGAACCTCGTGTCCTACACGAAGTTCACCGCACACACCGATCTGTCCGACGAGATTGCCGGGTCGTGGACCGCGATCAATCAGACGCCCACGACCGTCGCCGGCCCCGCAAATGTCGCAGAGGTGTGGGAAGGTCCGCGTGTAGCCAGTAGTGCGACGACGGCAGGCACCACAAGCTCTGGCGGGCTGTCGTGCAACATGCCCTCGGGCATCGAAGCAGGCGACCTGCTGCTCGCGCAAGCGGCCAACGACAGCAGCGTGTCGTGGAGTGCGAATTGGACGAGCATCGACGACGGCGCGAATGGGTCTGCGGTGCAGGGCGCGACATGGGCGCGCATCGCTACCGGATCGGATGCACTGACGATCACGGGCGAAGCGCAGGACATTGCGGTCGTCGTCTCGCGCATCGTCAATCACGGCGTCACGAACGTCGCTACGGACATCATCAAGGGCACCGCCGCGACGGGATCGAGCAACGCGCCGAACGGGCCGAACTGCAATCCGGGCACGTCGGGCAAGTATCTCTGGATCACGCATTACGCCGCAGACGACGATGACAACACCGCGCTGTGGTGGCCTGCGGAGGGAGCGCCGGTAGCGCAGATCAAGAGCGCGACGGGCACGTCATCGTGCATGACTGGTGTCGCGTATCGCTGGCTCGAAGCATCGAGCTACGATCCGTCGGCGTTCGCGCTGAGTGCCTCGGAGGAATGGCGCGCACAGACGTTTGCGATCCCGCCTGCTGGCGGCGCCGGTCCGGTCACGGGATCGTTCGCGGTCACCGAAAGCGGTGTTGACACCGCAGCATTCGCTGGCGACGTACTGATTGACGGTTCTCTAGCCGCGACGGAAAGCGGCGGTGATACGGCTGCGCTAGCCGGGGATGTGCTGATCTCCGGCACGTTTGCGGCTACGGAGTCAGGGGCCGACGTTGCGGCGATCCAGGGCACGGCCCAACAGGTTTCGACCGGATCGCTAGCGGCGACGGAATCCGGGGCCGACACGGCTTCGATTGCCGGGACGGTACTGGTCGAGGGCGCACTAGCCGCGACTGAAAGCGGCAGCGACACAGCGGCGATAGCGGGCGACGTTCCGGTAAGCGGGACGCTGGCCGCAACGGAAAGCGGGGCTGACACAGCGGCACTTGCCGGTGATGTGTATATCTCCGGTGCTCTGGCCGCTACCGAGTCCGGTAGTGACACGGCTGCGATAGAGGGAAGCCTTGCGGTCATTGCGACGGGTTCGCTGGCCGCGACGGAATCCGGCAGCGACACGGCTTCGATTGCCGGTGTTGTACTGGTATCGGGTTCGCTGGCCGCGACCGAGGCGGCGAACGACTCGGCAGCGTTTGCCGGGCTCGTGCTGGTCACGGGCGCGCTGGCCGCAACGGAGTCCGGGCAGGACACAGCGGCATTTGCAAGCGCAACTCCGGTAGTAGCGGTTGTCGCGCCCAAGCCAGCGGGCCGTCCGAGGTATCGCCGCGTAATCCTCGGCGAGCGGCTTTACAACGTCCTGGAGCGCGATGTACCGGCGCTGCTAGAGGCGGAGTTGTTCAACCGTGCGCCGCCGACTACGGCAGAGGTTATCGAAGGACCGAAACCGCGCCGCAAACGGGCCAGAAAGGCGCCACAGCCGGTCAAGACGGTCGCCGAGGTACGGCAGGCCGTGCAGGAGATCAAGGCGCGCATAGAGCCGGATAACGCATGGCTCATGCAGGCACTAGAAACGGTCGCTTTCAGGGTATTGGAGCGGCTACAGGATGAGGAAGATTCACTGATGCTGTTGCTAGCCGCATGACGCCGGAAGAAATCATCGAACACGCCCGCCTCGTGCGGGTGTTTCTCGAATCGGACGAATTCAAGGCTGCATGGGAATCGGTCGAAGGCGCCTTGCTGCGTGAGTTCCGGGAAGCGTCGGAACCCGAGCAGGCCCTAGCGGTTCACGAGCAGATGAAGGCCATGCAACGGCTGATGTTCCGCTGGCAGTCTACGCAGACGGACGCCGCCATTGCGAGGAAGGAGCGAGAGGACCGCGACCGACCAAGACGCGGAATCTTTCGTTGACGCGCCGCCACCGAGCGGCGTTTTTTTTGAGGTAATCCATGCCTGACGAACAATCGCCAGCGAGCGAAACCGACATTGTTTCTCGTCTGATGGAATTGGAGCAGGACGCTCCCGACGAGGACGAACCGCAAGACGACGAACCTGCACCGCAGGACGACGAGGACACCGAGCCTGTTGCGGAAGAGGCTGACGACGAACCCGAGGCGGAAGAAGAAGCCGAGGAAGAACCGGAAGCCGAAGAGTTTGAATTGCACTACAACGGCACGACCGAAAAGGTGCCGAAGGATCGTGCGAAGGCCCTCGCCCAGCAAGGGCTGTACTACGAGCGCAATCAAGCGCAAGTCGATCAGCACTGGAAGCAGGCGCAGGAAGTCCAGCAGTTCGTTACGCAGCAGTTGCAGACGGTTCCCGAGTTGCAGGAAGCCGCCGCTTTGGTATCCATGTACCAGAAAGCGGTCGAATCCATCGACATCGCGGACATGCAAAAGCTTGCGACGGAAGATCCGGCGCAATACCTTGCCAAGCTCGCCGAGTACAACACGCTCAACCGGCGTTTGACCGAGGCGCAAGCGAAGCACCAGGCAGCCGCGCAGCAATTCGCTCAGTCGCAGCAGCAGTTCCAGTCCGAGGCGTTGAAACGTGAGCGCGAAGCTCTGTTCAAGGCGGTTCCTGACTGGCAAGACGCTGAAAAGTTCCAGAAGGCGAAGGCGCGGATTCTTGCCTATGCGCAAGAGCGCCTCGATCCAGAAATCGTGTCGCTGATGGAACGGAATCACAAGGCGCTGCTAATGGGCTATGACGCTGCCCGTTTCCGTGAGAGTCAAAAGGCGTTGAAGGCATCGGCGAAGTCCCTCGGCACGAAGCCGAAGGTGGCGAAACCGGGTGCCAGTACGTCGCCGGCTCAAGCGAACGACGAGCAGACGAAAGTGCTACGGCAGCAATTGAAGAAAACCGGAAAGATCGACGACGCGGCTCGATTGTTCGAGCGATTCGTCTAAGGAGTTTGAAATGGCTATTGCCAAAAATCACAGCTACACGGGTAACAAGATCCGCGAGGACTTCCACGATGTCATCTATGACATCAGCCCGACCGACACGCCGCTTCTCACGATGGCGAAGCGGCTGAAAGCGAAGAACACGCTGCATCAATGGACGTATGACGCGCTGACCCCTCCGGGGGCGAATGCCGCACTGGAAGGCGGCGATTATTCGATCACGGCGCGCGCACAGCCGACGACTCTCGGTAACTACACGCAGATCCTCGTCAAGACGGCGAGCGTGTCGGGCACCTTCGAGGCGGTCGACAAAGTGGGTCGTAAGTCGGAGATGGCCCGCCAAGTCGCGCGCATGTCGAAGGAGATCAAGCGTGATCTGGAATACGCGCTGGTGCGCAACCAAGCGTCGGAAAACGGCAGTGCCGCTACCGCCCGCACGATGGCTTCGCTTGAGTCGTGGATTGCGACCTCTGGTGTTGGCAACGGCGTGAAAGCGACGGGTTCGAGCGGCGGCACGACTGTCGGCTACTCGGGCGGCACGGTTGCGGCCCCGGCTGCGACGGTCACGGCAAAGGCGTTTGGCGAAGCCAACCTGAAGACCGCGCTCGGGTATGCGTGGACCGATGGCGGCGACCCGAGCGTCATCATGATGAGTTCCAAGAACAAGGAGAAGTTCTCCGGGTTCACGGGCATCGCCACGCGCTTCAACGACGTTCGGGGCGCGACCGAGGCGAACATCATCAGCGCGGCCGACATCTACGTGTCGGACTACGGGGTCCACAAAGCCGTCATGAACCGCTACATGCGGGACGAAGCGGTGCTGTGTATCGATCCCGAGTACGTCGGGGTTGCGTTCCTTCGTGGGTTCCAGACGAAGGACATCCCGGCCGCGCGTGACGGCACCGAGAAGGCGATTCTGTGCGAAGCGACGCTGGTCGTGCAGAACCCGCTTGCGCACGCGAAGGTGTGCAACACGGGCGGCTAATCGCTAGTCAACCACTAGGACGGGCGGGGGAAACCTCGCCCGTTTTTCTTTGAAAACAATTCTAGACAAAGACCCGTTCACCGGGCTTACCGAGTGGTTCAATTACGACCCGGTAGCCGACGAGGTGACGGTGTACTCGGAGCAGAAAGAGGCCGATCTAAAGCGGTTTCTCGACCATACCGAGCGGGTGCGCAACGACCCGGAAATCAGCCGGCAGGGCATCAAGAATTCGTTCTGGCGCTACGCGCAGATCCCGCCGATTGTGCAGGTCGAGCTTCGTAACAAGGGCATCGACATCTTCAATCCGGGGCATACGAAAGCCTTGCTTAAGGCGATCAACGAGCAATACCCGTACACCAAGACCACGGACAAGATGCACCGATGAGGGAAATGCCCATTGCAGAGCAGGGCGCGATCCTCGTCGATGCTCGGCGTCTTGCCGAAGCCGGGGATTACGAGAGTGCCTCGCGGGTCGCCTATCAGGTGCTAGAGCGGGCGCCGAACAGTGCTTTGGCTCTGCACATGCTCGGCTACATCTACCTGCAAGTGGACAAGCAGGTATTGGCGTACCAGTTCTACCGCAGGGCGTTGCAGGTCGAACAGAAGCACGCGGAAATCTGGAACAACTTCGGTCGGGCGGCGGATGAACTGCACCTGTACCACGAGTCGGAAGCCTCGTTCCGGCGGGCGCTGTCGCTCAACCCGGAATACGCGGGCGCATGGGCGAACCTCGCGGTCAGCCTCATCAATCAGGCGCGTTACGACGAGGCGCTAGAGGCCGCAGAACGGTCGGTAGCACTCGATCCTGCTGCGCCTGCGGGATGGATCAACGTCGGCTTTGCGTCGCTCGCTAAGGGCGATTGGGGCCGGGGGTGGGATGGGTATCACCGGGCTTTGGGCGGGAAGTTCCGCCAGCCCGTGGCCTATGGCGATGAGCCCGAGTGGGACGGCAAGCCGGTCGACTGCCTGGTAGTCACGGGCGAGCAAGGATTGGGCGACGAGATTTGTTACTCGCGGATGCTGTTGGACGCGGCGAAGGACTGCGGGACGGTCGTGTACGACTGCGACGCACGGTTGGAAGGGCTGATGCGCCGGTCGTTCCCGAATATCAAGGTGTACGGCACGCGGAAGTCCGAGGCAGTGCCGTGGCTCGCCGAGTACAAGCCGGATGCCCATATCGCGCTGGCCGATCTTGGCCGGTTCTACCGCAGGGACGACAAGTCGTTCCCTCGTGATGCTTTCCTGCAAGCCGACCCGGAGCGGGTTGCGCAGTGGAAAGCGATCTTCAAGGGCAAGACGATCGGCCTTGCGTGGTCCGGTGGCACGTTCCTCACGCAGTCGGGATTGAGGCAGGCGGGGATCGAAGGCTTCCGGCCGCTGATCGAGTCGGTTGACGCGACGTTCGTATCGTTGGAGTACCACGACGCGAGTCAAGAGATTGCCGCGTCTGGTTTGCCTGTGCGCTGGTTCGAGCGGGCGACGATGGCGCGCGATTACGACGAGACGGCGGGCCTGATCGGCGCTCTCGACATGGTAATCGGCGTGCCGACGACTGCCTTACACATGGCGGCGTCGCTAGGGGTGCCGACATGGTGCCTGACGCCGGAGATGCCGCAATGGATGTTCAACCGCGATGACATGCCGTGGTATGCGGACATGCGGATTTTCCGCAAGAGTGCCGACGAGGATTGGAAGTCGGCGGTATCCCGGTTCGTTGATTCGTGCCCGATCTAAAGCGGTGGTCTGCGGCCGAGAGTTACCTGCCGCAATGGATCGAGCGATCGAAAATAATCGGCGGGTATCTAGCGGGTTGCGATTCGGTGCTGGATGTGGGCGCCGGGACGCAGGCGCTGCGCAGGTTCGTGTCGGGGCGGTATATCCCGTTGGACTGCGTAAGGATGTCCGATGACGCGATTGTGATGGACCTGGATTCGGATTGGAGCGATCTGCCGGAAGTCGAAGGCGTCGCAATGGCGGGGATTTTGGAACACGTCGCCAAACCTCGCAGCGTAATTCGCAAGATGGTGGGCCGGGTGTGGGCGGTGTCTTACATGGATAGTTGTTCACACACTGCCTATGAGTTGATGCCGCTCGCACAGTTGGAAGCAGAGTTCGCCAGCGCAGGAATGCGTGTCGATCAGTCGTGCGACTGGATGGGGCAGAGGGTGTACAGGCTGGTGCGATGCTGAGGGTTTGGTGGTCGCGCGAACCGTCGCCTGGAAACTTCGGCGACATCCTGACTCCGCACATCCTCCATCACTTCGGCATCGCGCATCGGTGGGCCGATCAAGGCCAGTGCGACGCGATTTCGACGGGTTCGATCATCCGCTTTGCGACAGATGGCATGGATGTACTCGGGTCGGGTGCGATCGACACGAGCGACCGAATCAACCCCGGCGCCAAGTTCCATTGGGTGCGCGGGCCGCTGACGGGCGAGAAGGTGAGGAAGTCCGGGGGTGTGTGCCCGGAGGTGTACGGCGATCCAGCAATGCTGTTGCCGCAGGTGTTTCCCCGGACGGTAGAGGCTGATCGAGAGGTCGGCGTGTTCGCGCATTACAACGATCTTGGTTACTGCGGCGAGCGGTATCCGGTCGTCATTAACCCGCTCGCTCCCCCGCAGGACGTTCTGCGGTCGCTGTGGCGCTGTAAGCGGGTGGTATCGAGTTCGCTGCACGGGATCATCGCGGCGCACGCATACGGGATTCCGGCTGCTTGGGCGAGGTTCAGCACGCAACTGGCGGGAGACGGAATCAAGTTTCACGATCACGCGCGCTCGGTCGGTTTGGCCGAGATGCCGCTATCAACGGTAGAGGAACCGGATTTCACGCTGCCGGTTCGTGTCGACAACATTGCGAGCGTACTGAATGCCTTCAGTGAACGTCTGCGTACTGCGCAGCGGCGGTGACTACGGCCCCGAGCATGTTCGGTGGCTGGCAAAGCAGGTTCCCGACCTCGTGTGCCTGTCGGACGTGCCCGTGCAAGGCGTCGAGACGGTGCCGATGCGCTACGGGTTCCCGGGTTGGTGGTCGAAGATCGAGTTGTGCAGCGACGCCTTCGACGGCGACCTCATGTACTTCGACCTCGATACGGTCGTGTTCGACGTGCCGAAGGTCGATAAGACGACGGTGCTGCGGGACTTCTACTACCCCGAGACGATGGGTTCGGGGCTGATGTACATCGCGCAGGAAGACAAGGCGCGGGTGTTCGAGGATTTCATGCGGCAACCGAGCCTGCACATGCGCCGGCATTCGGTTGAAGGCGATCAGGCTTTCTTGCAGCAACACCTCGGCGACTGCCAGAAGTGGCAGGACGTTGCGAGGGTCGTTTCGTTCAAGGCGCATTGCCAAGACGGCGTGCCAGAGGGCACGCAGGTTGTGTGCTTTCACGGCAAACCGAGGCCCTGGCACGTTCTCGCTCCGTGGGTTCCGGTGATTCAGGGATAAGCATGGCATACGCAGACATCAAGCGAGAGCAGGCAGTCACCGGCCTGGCAACGCCAGCCGGCGCGACCAGTGATCTCACGCTGACCGGCGTCAAGGCCGGATCGACGCTCATCGTCGTCGGTTCGTACTACATCACTACTGGCATCACGTCCGAGCTGCTGTCGGTGGCCGACGACCAGTCGAATACCTGGGCGGTGATCGAGAACAACCAGGACGCGGACGGCCCTGGCGGGATCCTGTTCGCGGCCGTGGCGCACAACGTGGCCGCCGGTGACACGACGATCACCGCCACGTTCACGAGCCACGCCAACAGCCGACGCATCGCGTGGGCCGCGATCGAGATCAGCGGCGCGAAATCATCCGCTGCGGTTTCCCTTGTTGCAACCAGAACGTCTCCATCCGGCACGCTGACGGTACCCATAACGACGGGCGTCCTCGATCAGACCGACAATATCTTGGTTGCATGCTGGGGGGTGTGGGCCAACTGGAACCAAGGCATCATTACGGACGGCTGGAACCAGATCCTCAAGAACTCGAACGGCACCGGCGGGGTCACCGGCGTCGTCATCGGCGACAAGAAGGTCACGAGTCTCGCATCCGAAACGGTCACCGCCGGCAGTACGTCAGCGTCGGGGTATTCCACGACCGGCTTCGTGCTCGTCGTGAAAGCCGCCGAGGTCGGCGACTACAAGTACGTATTCCCGAATTTCGATCCCGACGACCTGACCGACGCCGACACCGGCATCACGGCGCTTGTGTGGCGCAACGGGGACTATAAAACGACCTTCCCGGAGGTTTACGAGGGGCTAGCCGGTCACGCAACACCGGGGCGTCTGGAGATCACCTCCGGTTTGCCACCTGATGTCTCCGGCTCGGATAGTGTTGTTGCAATGATTTATAACAGCACCAAGTACTCGTTTTTCTCGCTCGGCTCGGTGGAGTCCGTATGATCGCCGACAATGATCCGCGCTGGGTCTGGGACATGGACCCCAGGCAGTCGTTCGGCGCGCTCACGGCGTATCGCGGCAATCGTCAGGTGTCCGACATGGTGTGGGCGAACTGGACGGACCCAGGCGTTCTACCGGTCAACGACGGCGTTAACCAGACGTTCGAGCGGGTGCTGGACCCCGAAGGCTCTGGGCAGTACGTCTATCGGTTGCAGATCCACAAGGACCGCGCAGTTGGAAGCGCATATCTGCCGGGTACGTGGCGGTCCGAGGTCAGCAATACGATGGACACCCCCGAGTGGGATACCGAGTATTGGCTAGCGGTCGCTGTGCGACTCGCGGACGACTGGGCCGCGCCGGACCCGCTGATCAACATCTTCGAGTTCCACGTTCCGTATCCGCAACCGAATCCCGTTGCAGTCTCTCCGTTCTACATGCTGTGCGGGTCGGGGAATTTCCGGGCGGTCGTTCGCTATAACGCCGGCTATCCATCAAACCAGAACGACTACACCGTTGCCCGCGATGTTTCTATCGCTGCAACCCGGAACGTCTGGCACTACTTCGTAATCAATTTTCGTCTCGGCGCGGACAACCCTGCGAATTTTCTTCGTCTGTGGCACGCGCAGGGAAGCGGGGCTCTCAACCAGATCATCGACTACACCGGCCGCATCGGTTACGACTCGGCCACTACTGCTCGCTCGAACTTCGCGAAGCACGGATTGTATTACTGGGACGCGACGTGGCCCTCCGGTTCCACCAGCAGAACGATGTGGACGAAAGGGTTCCGACTCATCCGCGCTGCGGCGGGCACGCCGACGCTCAACCAGAACGAAATGCTCGCGCTCATGCGCGAAGCGGGTGGCGTACCGGAACCGGAACCGGAGCCCGCGCCGCCGTGGACCGGCGTGCCCATCGCGGCGGTCACGCGCTTCGCCACGACCGACGACGAATCGTCGCGACAACACTTCGGCGCCATCGCCGGCGATGCGCCGGATTCCAGCCAGACCGGCTACGACCACGATCTCATCGGAACAGAGGGCCACGCGATGCTCATCAAGACAAACGAAACGACCGCAGCGCGTCGCACCGTCTACGTGCAGCTCACGAAGACCTCGGACGGCACGGCTTATACCGCCCCGCTGGCGACGTCGGACCTCAAGATCTCCAAGGCCGGAGGTGCCGAAGCGAACTCCGACGGCACGGCGACGCACCTGGGCGGCGGTTGCTACAAGTATGTGCTGACCACCGATGAGGTTGGAACGCTCGGGGCCGGTTACGTTCGGGTGGCGCAGGCCACCTGCTACGCGCGCATGTATCCGTTTCAGGTGGTCGCGTTCGATCCGATGTCGGCATCGAGCCTCGGCCTGTCGAATTTGGACACGACGGTATCGAGCAACGCACCGGCAAACATGGCGACAGCGTTGCTCGACCTGACAGACGGGATCGAAACAGGCATGACGCCGCGCCAAGCCCTTCGGTTTATTGCCTCCATCCTCGGCGGGCAGACGGAAGGCGCCGACACGAATAGCGAGAAGTTCCTCGCCGCCGTGGCGAATCACAAGATACGCGCGACGGTGACGTTGGTTGGCTCGGATCGTTCTAACGTCGCGGTCGATCTGGACTGATCGTGTTCAACGCTCAGACGTTCAGCCTTCGTGCATTCTCGGCGAATACGTTTATCGGCTCTGGCGCACTCGCACCGGCGACGATCTCGATCCCGATTACGCGCGCCGGCGTGCCGCTTGCGCTGCTCGCGCTCGACTACTGGATCATTAACAGTGCCGACGAAGTAATCGCTAGCGGCACGGCGACGACGGACGCTGACGGCATCTTGAGCATCACGCTTTCGGCCGGGTACAGCGGGGAGTCGGTCAACGTCGTCGTCAATAACCTGGGGCTGGATATGTCGACTGCGGGCAAGGTTCAGAAGCAATACGTGGTGGTAGTGCCATGAATTACACCGAACTGAAAGCCGCGATCACGTCTTGGGCGCACCGCTCGGACGTGTCCGCGCAAGCCGACACGTTCATTGCTCTGGCCGAAGCCGAGTTCAATACGCGCCTTCGCACGGTCGATCAGGAGACGGTTGCCGAGCTTGTCTGCAACACGCGCTATACGGCTCTGCCGGACGACTTTCTCGAACTGCGCGCGGTCGAGTTCGAGGGCGACACAATCAGCAATCTCACCTATGCCACGCCGGAATTTATCTCGGAGTGGCGCAGGGCGTCGCCTTCGGGTGACTCGAAGGCGTACACGCTTCGGGGCTTGCATATCGAACTGTTGCCGAACCTCGGCGCGGATGATCCCGACGTAGACGGATTCGGCGACGACGTTGCGCCGTTCCAGTCGGGCGAAGTGCCGATCACGCTGCACTATTGGGCGAAGATTCCCGCGTTGTCGGCGTTGAACCTGACGAACTGGTTGATTAACGCGCACCCCAACTTGTACCTGTATGCGTGCCTACGCAACGCGGCGATCTGGACAAAAGACGATCGCGGTATTGAGCGGTACACCGGCCTACTGCAAGGTGAGTGGGATGCCATTCAGCGGAAGGACGTGAACCGCCGTTTCGGCGGCTCGGCGCTGTTCATCAGGGCTGCGTAAGTGGCGATTCAGCCGTTCCTCGGATGGGCGCCTGACGCCGACGCAACGACGCCCGGCATCCTCGTCGATGTCGAGATGATGGAGCCTTCGCCGCGTGGCATGAAAGCGGCACCGTCTGCCGTCGTCACCGATCTTCCCGCGTTGGCCGCTGCCTGCAAAGGGGCCGCGCTCATAACGCAACTGGACGGCACGAAGCGCCTGTTTGCCGGCACCGAAGCCGCGCTGTACGAGGCAGGCTCGGGCGCGTGGACGGATCGCACATCTAGCGCATACACGACCGGCGACGGCAAGTGGCGTTTCGCGCAGTTCGGCGACGTGACGATTGCCATCAATGGCACGGACGACCCGCAGACGAGTTCGAGCGGGGCGTTCTCGGCTCTCACGGCGATGCCGGTCGCAAGTCTGGTCGCAACCGCCGCTGGTTTCGTTGTCGTCGCCAATATCACGGACGCGGCCTATCCGCACGCCGATGCGTGGTGGTGTTCTGCTCTGTACGATCACACGAACTGGACTCCCGCTATAGCGACGCAGAGCGCGCGGGCGAGGCTTCTGGATACACCGGGGCCGATCAAGGCTCTGAGGGCGCTAGGAAGCCTTCTGGTGGCCTACAAAGAGCGTTCCATGTATCTCGGGCAGTACGTTGGCCCGGATGTGATTTGGGCATGGCAACCTGTACCGGGCGAAGTCGGCGCGTTCTCGCAGGAAGGCGTTGTTTCGGACGGCTCCGCACATTACTGGTGGGGCGGCGACGACTTCTATCGGTTTGACGGTTCCCGGCCGCAGCCGATCGGCAAGCTCGTCCGCAAGTGGTTCGCGCAGAACTCCGACCCGGCGTACCTGTTCAAGATGGCCGGCGATTACGACCGGGCTTCGGGGCTTATCCGCTGGTACTTCGTTGCTCCAGGTGAAACCGAGCCGACGCGCTGCATCGTGCTGGATACCCGTTCCGGGCAGTGGGGCCGGGCGGATCGGAATGTCGAGGCGCTAGTCGATTACGTTTCCGCGTCGATCACCTATGACTCGGCGGGTGTTCTTGCTTCGGTGACATACGACACGCTGGCTATCTCGCAGTCGTTCGATTCGCCCTACTGGCTGGCTCGGTCGGAGTTGCCGGCCGTCATTGACGACTCGCACACGCTGCTGTCGCTCTCCGGTGTTCCGGGGGCTTCGTCGATCACGACCGGCGACTTGGGCGACGACGACACGCACACGCTAATGCGCCGGGTGCGCCTGCGGTATGCGGATCGACCCGATACGGCGCAGGTAACGGCGTATCACAAGAGCGACGGCGACCTGATCGAAGGTGAAACGGTGACGGAAGATTCGGGGAAATTCGACGTACTGCAATCCGACCTGTGGCACCGGCTGCGGTTCGACTTCACTGGTTCCGTTGAAGTCTCGGGCATGAATGCTGACCTTCAACCGGACGGCGCCCGATGAAGGTCGGCTCCGATCCGAGGCTTCCTCTAGGGGATCTAGGCCGTTTGATCGTGCGCCTGTATGACGTGTTTCGGGAATACGCGCGTGCGGTGAACGATCTGGACGACAGAAGCGTGCTGCGGGGCGCAGGAAGCCCCGAGGGAGTGGTTGTGGCGAATCGGGGGCGGATGTACGTCCGCACGGATGGGGCGGCGGCGACCACGCTGTATGTGAAGACTGCCGACGACGGGCAGGCAACCGGCTGGACGGCAAAGTGAGGATGCAATGCTAGGTTCGATTCTCGGCGGGATTGGCGCGCTCGGCGGCCTGTTCGGCAGCGGCGACGACGAAGTAACGCAACGGCAAGAGTTGCCGTCGTTCCTGCAACCCTATGCGCCGCTGTACGCGCAGATGGGTTACAACCTGTCACAGCAGCCGTTCAACCCGTATCCGTTCGAGACGGTCGCGCCGTTCACGCAGGATCAGAACGCCGCGATGGACATGGTTCGACAACGGTCGCTGGCCGGCTCACCTGTGGTCAATGCCGCGCAACAGCAGACATTGAACACGATCAACGGCGACTACCTGAATCCGTCGACGAACCCGTACTTGCAACAGACGTTTGACCAAGCGGCGAACCGAGTGACGGATGCGTTTTCGCGTGGCACGGCTGCGCAGACGGACGCGCGATTCGCTCGCGCAGGGGCCTTCGGTGGCTCCGCGTGGAACGAGATGCAGGGCGCGAATCAG